TTTTTTTATTTTATAACGTTAACTGATAATATAACTGATAGGAGTGACCAATGAGTATTATCTATGACTTATCCAAGCTACCTCAAAAGGTGCAAGACAAAATAAGAAACACACCTAAGTTTACCAAATGGTTTAGTGAGTTTCCAAAACAATTATTTAACAAAGATGCCAATCCAAAAACTGTCAAAGGGCAAAAGTATGGTACACTTACATACATACTGTATATGTCCTCACACAAAGAGAGTGGAGTCAATTTATGTGCTATGGCAGATGTTGCAGGTTGTGTAGAGGATTGTCTCAAGAATCAAGGTCGTGGTAAAATGACTTATGTGCAGATGTCTAGATTACGTAAGACTTTATTTTACTTACAGTTCTTTGCTGAGTTCATGGCTATGTTCAAAAAAGAGTTGCGTCTTGGTTTGGCTAGAGCAAAACGATTAGGCTATAATTTTGCAGTAAGACCAAATGGTACGACAGATATTCGTTGGGAGTTGCGTATTTGGGATTATATGGTTGAGATGTATAAGCAAGGTTTACAATGGTACGACTATACCAAGATACCTAATCGTCTAGTACCTTGTTCAAAAGTATATGACTTGACGTTTAGTTATAGTGGTAAAAAAGAGTATCTGCCTTTTGTGGATAAAGCTATCAAACTAGGTATGCGTATTGCAGTTGTATTTAGATACAAAGATATCATTCCCAAAACTTTCTTAGGTATGCAAGTTGTAGATGGAGATGATCACGATTTACGATACACAGAACCTATGGGAGTAGTATCTGCCTTGTATGCTAAAGGCGATGCAGTTCATAATGACAATGGATTTGTTGTAGGAGAAAGGAAAGTAGCATGAGTGATATGAAAGTTAGAGTATATTGGAACTTACACAAAGATATATGGAGTGTCGTTTATTGTAAGAGTGGATTAGTCATAGACTATGTTAAATATCTCACTCTTCTTGATGCATATTTTGTTGTGTGGCTGAGTGGACAAAACCGAGCACGTGAAGAAGGCAAGAAGAATGTCCATGCCTTTGCAGTAGGATATATGAGTGAGTTCTCAGTATCTACATCTGAAAAATTAAAGTTTGAATTTGGTATGTCTAGGGTTAAATACAATCCATTTACTGATGATTACTTTATGTATGGCAATGATAAAGATTCATGGAAATATGTTTCAAAAGATTTTGTAGGAACAATACAACTAGAATCATTACATCATGAAAATGGTGTAGCACCAAGAGTATATATTTAACATTAACGAAAGGAAAAATTATGTTAGAAATAACTAAAAAATCTATATTGACGGGTAGGACACATACAATGTCACTACCTATAACTCAAGAGCAATTAGACTTGTATAATAATACTAAGTTAAAAATACAAGATGTATTCCCTAGTTTAAGTAGTGATCAAAGGGAGTTCATAAAAACTGGAATCCTAAAAGAAGAATGGGATAAATTAATTTATGATAGCAGTAATGAAGGAGAAAAGTAATGGAAGAGTTTAAATTTAAAATTAGTATTGAAGGGGTAGATGGCTACCTTTACTACTCAGTGGAAGCCGAGACAGAACAAGAAGCAGTTGATACAGTTGACTTCTTCTTACAATCTGCACCTAGAATAATTGAGCGACATTTGTGGGATAATAATTAAGTTTGACAAATGTTTTTATTTAATGTTAACTGATAATATAACTGAAAGGAAAAATTATGGGATTACATATTCATATTTATAAAGATACCACAATGGGTGATTGCACTAATAATGGTGCATCTGCAAGAAAAGGAGTAGAGGGGTTTTGTATTACAAATATATCTGCACCCTTCTCTCCAAGTGCAAAATACCCACCTGCAGAAATAGTTATGCAAGAACATTTTGGTAGGAAAACTGTTAAGATTGTTCCCACTGAAATTGGTGATAACCATTCTATGTTTGGTGGTAACTATGGTGCAACAAGTGATTCAAGGTTTTCAAATACAATTGAAAACATGATTGGTGGTTCGTTCTATGGTGCAGTTCCAATACACGATAGAGTAGAATAACAAGTTTAACTCAACCGTTCCCTAGTAGGGAACACATTTAATGAAGGAGAAAAATATGCGAGAGTTAAAAATAGAAGCAATGCAAGATGTGGCTGACACATTATCGCAACAAAGAAGACCATGCGACATGGATGACGTTCTTAATTACAAGATATGGTCAGATGGTAGACAAGATTACATTAGATTAGGAGATTATTATCTACCTCACTTACTACGTACAGTAATTAAGTTAGTAGAAGGTCGTTATGATAAGAGTGCTTCTTCTGAGGAAGAACTTAAATCAAAGATAAGTACACAAAAAACTTTGATGGAAGAAAAAGATGAAGCCATCTATGCTCTTGATAAGACTATTAAGGCATTACGTAGCCAAGTAGCAACATATGAAGCTACCATAGCTGCACTACGCAACCAAGAGCATTATTGGAGAAAAGCTTATGATGACAAATTTAATATACAAGGTCATCGTTATGTATTCTGCAATATACCTAACAACGATGAGGGTAGAGAAATAGTTAAGAGTATAAAAAAGTATCTTAACACAGAATCATACACAGTACGTGTTAAAGGTCAGTATCTTGATGACACAACTAAGCAGACAGAGGGTTGGAGAAAGTACAGTTTTGGTCAGCCAATCTCTAAGTCAAAATGTCTTCGTGTATACATTGATAATAATAAGAAAGTATCTGAAGATGGCTAGACCTAAAGGTACAATCATAAGTCACCTACACCAAGTAGAGAAGCTCAAAAGATTGTATATCAGACACGCTCAAAAGTTTGGTAAAATCAATGAGCAACGCTATCTTGGTGTACTAGATGGGTTAGACCTAGCTATGGAACTAACTCAAAGTATCAGAACTTTTGAAAAGGACTTAGAAACTAGATGATAATTTCAAGTATAGAAAAACCTATTGGTAAGTCTTGGAATACTGCCAAGAGATACTCTGCTCATTTTTATAATACAAAGTTCCCTATAAGTGGTCAGTACTTAGTGTATGTCGTTGTAGGTAGAAAGTGGGTAAGAGTAACTCAGGGCGATTTGGTATCTAACAAAAGGCATCAGTTATCTAGATTTAGAATGTCTTTAAAAGAGTGGAATGAAATAAAGAAGGAGAAGTTTGATGAGTAAATCAATTTGTCATAGTTGTAAGAAACAATTTATTACAACCAAGATGTACAGATTTCATGATCTATTACATTGTTTTAAATGTAGCATGATTAAACTAAAGGATATGTCATGACTTGGGTATTGTATGTTTTGTTTATGGCTGAAGATAGAACACTTCAACACATAGCTGAGAAACGTTACTTTGCAACTGAGCAAGAATGTTATCAGCATTACAACAAGCATAGGTCTAGTATTGATAAAAGTATCTATGAAATCATTAGACCTAGAATAAATAAATCAGAAATACTACACGTTGGGTGTATGCCTACAACTGCAAAGATGGAGATCAAATGAAAAAACTTAATGCAAAGCAAAAAGACAGAATAAAAAGTCTTGAAAAAAGTTTAGTTTGTTTATTGTACAGACAAGCAAAGCAAATGAACAAAAAAGAACTTCAAGAGGTTTTGTTTTGGGAAGAAGATACAACAAATAGTTGGGATCTAAAACAATGCCAAACTCAATACGTAAAAGATCAGTTTGGTTGGATAAACGATAATCATATTCATTGGAAACATGAGTGTGATGAAGCTTGGAATAATGTAAAGGAGATTAAGTAATGGATGCAAATAAAAAATTTGAAGAAGCATTTGATCAAATTAAAGTGTTCTATATGTTTATGTATGAAGACAAAGAGTTTATGCACTTCAAACATATATTGTATAGAGATTATATTAAAATAAGAAAAGAGGAGATTAAGCGATGAATGTATTAAGTTTATTTGATGGTATGTCATGTGGGCAACTTGCCTTAGAACGTGCCAATATATCTGTAGATAATTATTATGCTTCTGAGATAGACAAGTATGCTATTAAGATAGCACAAAAAAACTTTCCTAACACGATACAGTTGGGAGATGTAACTGAGCTAGATACTAAAGATTTACCTCAGATAGATTTACTTCTTTCTGGCTCGCCATGTCAGGGATTTTCATTTGCAGGTAAACAACTTAACTTTGATGATCCACGTAGCAAACTATTCTTTGATTTCGTAAGGATTATGAATGAGCTAAAGCCTAAATTTGTATTGCTTGAGAATGTTAGGATGAAGAAAGAGTCTGAGGCTATCATATCTTCTTACATGGGATTTGAGCCACAAGCATTGGATTCCAAATGGGTATCTGCACAAAAGCGATATAGATTATATTGGTTTGGTGAGCTTATCAATGGTAAATATTATCCTATTGATATACCACCACTTGAAGACAAGAACATTGTCTTGGCTGATATACTAGAGGATTTACCTTTTGATGACGCACCTAATTATCTCAAGGGTACATGGTGTGGCAGAGTCAGAGGAGATATGGTCAAGTCTGTAGATGATGACAAAGCTCACTGTCTTACTGCATCTATGTGGAAGGGTCAGATACCTACCTTCGTCAAAAGCAAAAACCCTATACACGTAGGCAATGCTAATGACATCAAAGGTTATGATATCATCAAGCGTGTGTATTCACCACAAGGTAAGTCACCTACCTTGACTACAATGCAAGGTGGACACAGACAACCTAAGGTTGCTATTGGTCGCTTGGTCAATCGTAGACTTGATGAGCATGGTGTACGCAAAGACAATCAGCTTGAGTTACCACTCACCACACAACTAGAGGTCGGCTCTCACGAGAAATCTAATTGCCTAACTACTGTGCAAAAAGATAATGTAGTAGTCAGTGACTACAAATACAGAAAGCTTACACCACTAGAGTGTGAGCGATTACAAACTCTACCCGATAATTACACAGAGGGTGTATCCAATACTCAAAGATACAAGATGATTGGAAATGGGTGGACAGTTGATGTGATTGCTCACATATTAGGTGAGGTATTATTACCTAGACAATATTTATAGGGGAGTATTATGAGTAATGAAGAAATAATTTGGTTTATCATGGGTATGTGTTGTATGGCATTCATACTAGGATTTTTAGGAGTAGGATTGTGACTAAAACAAAACAACAACAAAAAGAAGACGATAGAATATTATTGTCTTGGGAAGATTACTCAAAGAAGCATAATGTATATTCAATATTTTCTTGGGTAACTTTTATCTTATTATTTATTCCCATGTTAATTGCATGGATTATAGTTGAATATAGAAAGGATTAAATATGAAACTAAAAGATTTAATAATGGAATACTTTGGATCATACGAGTTTAAGAATCTAAGAGAAGATACTAAAAAACAGTATGTTTACTTTTTATCTGTTCTTACTGATAGCAGATTAGATGATTCAAAGATTGGTAATTATCAGTTGAAAAATATATCAACAAAAATGTGTAAAGTAGTTTACAAGGATTGGTGTGAACGAGGTGTATCTTTAGCTAATCATGTTTTATCTGTGTCTAAGATTGCTATCAACTATGCTATTGATATGGAGTACATGAAGGTTAATCCTTTTCGTAGTGTTAAGAAGCAAACTACTAAGCCTAGAAAAGTTGTTTGGACTAAAGAAGATATACAAACCTTCTTAGAGGTTGCCTACTCTAACTTTGAGACACGCAATGTAGGACTTATAGCACAAATGGCATATGAGTGGTGTCAAAGACTAGGAGATATGAGAATGCTTACATGGTCTAATTTAGACTTAGAAGCTAAGACTATGCATATAGAACAATCTAAGAGAAGAGCAGAAGTTTTCTTACCTATATCTGATGGTTTAACTAAAATGTTATTACAACAGAAACAAGATTATGGTTTCCAAAAATATGTCGCACCAAGACCAAAACCATACCGAGGTGAGTATCAACCATACTCATTGTTCAAGCTTCCTTTATTGGCGAGAAAAGTTATGAACCTTGCATCTTTATCTGATGAACTAAGATTAAGTGATCTAAGAAGAACGGGTACAACAGAGATGGTTGACGCAGGTGTTTCTATGGCGAATATCATGTCTGTAACAGGTCATGCTAATCCTCAGAGCGTAAAACCATACATGAAGCATACCCTTGCTAGTGCTAGTCTTGCGTTAAATATGCGTAATAATTTGACAGAAAATTAAATCCATGTTATGTAAAACATTACCTATGCCCAACGATATATATACCTATATAACACATATTAATGTTAGTCTTGATGAAACAGTTAGAATGGATTGTCCTATATGTAATGGACATAACACCTTTACTGTTACAAATGAAATGGGATTCTTACTCTATAATTGTTATAAAGCATCTTGTGATGTATCAGGCAAACATAAAGTAAGATTATCTGCTGAAGACATACAATCTAAAGTGACTAAAAAAGAGGCAGAAAAAACTCTTCCCTACGAGGGAACAGATTTACCAAGCCATGTAGTTTCTTATGAAGGCAGAGATGATGTTATTGAATGGTGTAAACGTTGGGATTTAGACCCAAAGAAAATTGACATTCATTATGATGTCAAAGAAGAAAGAGTTGTGTTTCCTATCAAACATGATGGTCGTATTGTAGATGGTGTAGGAAGATCATTAAAAAATTTACTTCCAAAATGGAAAAGATATGGACAAACGAGATTGCCCTTTACCTTTGGTAGTGGTAAAGTGGCAGTAGTAGTTGAGGATTGTGTTAGTGCCTCTGTCATAGGCAGTGATATGTATTTAGGGGTAGCTGTGTTGGGTACTTCATTGTCTGAAGAGCATAAGAAATATTTAGCACGATTCTCAACTGCAATAATTGCATTAGACCCTGACGCTATCCCAAAGACAATGCAATTTGCTAGAGAACTTAGAACATTTGTAAAGGATGTAAAAGTTTTAAAGCTAAAAGATGACTTAAAATACTTTAACACAGAAGATATAATTAATTTATACAGCTTAACCCCAAAGGAGAAATTAGAATGGAGTTGTCATTAATAAGAAGCCTCATGGACAAAGAGTTCTATGATGAACACAGAGGTGCAAAATGTCCAAACAGACTATTCAATAAAGAAACAAGCAAAGTTAAAAAAGCAATTGATATTGCTATGGATAGGTACTCTAGATCAGTAACACCTGATGAGATTGAAGCATTGTTTATGGCTAACAATCCGACAATGACTACCTCTCAAAAACAAGCGTACTCAGTTTTATTTACACAAATTAAAAACGAACAACCTTTAGGCAAAGACATAGCTCAAGAAGTCTTATCTAAACTCTTTCAAAGAGTTGTAGGAGAAGATGTAGCTAATTTAGGGTTTGAATATGTGAATGGTACACAATCAAGTTTAGAACCTTTACGTTTACTACTAGAGCAGCACAAAGATGACTTTACACCTGATTTAAATGTAGAATGGGATGATATGGAAATAGATACTTTATTAGCAAAAAATGATTTAGAAGCTAGATGGAATTTTAATATACCTGCATTGACTAGACATATAAGTGGTATCAATGCTGGACATCTTATTGAAGTTGGAGCAAGACCTAATACTGGGAAGACAAGTTTTCATGCAAGCATTATCGCATCACCAAATGGATTTGCTAAACAAGGTGCTAATTGCATAGTGCTATGTAATGAAGAAGGTTCTCATAGAGTAGGTGCTAGATATCTAACTGCTTCAACAGGTATGACTATGCATCAAATAAAGCAAGAACCAAATAAAGCTAGAGACTTGTATGCACCTATCAAAGATAAGATTAAAATAAAAGATGCCACAGGTAGAGATATGTCATGGGTAGAAAGTGTGTGTAAATCTTACAAGCCTGACATTGTTGTATTGGATATGGGAGATAAGTTTGCTAGAACAGCAGGTTTTGCTAGACCTGATGAAGCATTAAAAGCTAATGCCATATATGCAAGAATGATTGCCAAAGAACATGAGTGTGCAATATTTTATATGTCTCAGCTATCAGCAGATGCCGAAGGAAAAGTATTATTAAATCAATCTATGATGGAAGGCAGTAGGACAGGTAAAGCAGCGGAAGCTGATTTGATGATTTTGATAGCTAAGAATCCACCTAAACAAGATGACGATCCCGATGCAGAAGATTTACAAAGACATTTAAATGTAGTCAAAAACAAATTAACGGGTTGGCATGGTACAAGACATTGTACTCTTAATTATAAAATAGGCAGATACGAACCTTGAGCCAATATACTTTATTTAAAAACTTACCCAAAGATGATAACCCAACTGAAGATGGCGTTGTATGCATTAAGTGTGGCATACGACAACCTATTACAAAGTTTGCTGTTATGGCAT